ACTCAGTCGCAAAAGACTGGGATGTACCTTATGTTGACGCGCTTTGTCACTGCTTTTGCGCTTTCTACAGTGACCTTTATGAGTGCAAATGACGCGTTTAAGGTTTTGTCGCGTGTGTCCGCTATTGTGCACGCGTTTTCTAACATGCAGCTTGAAAAAGATATCAACGGTGCTATTTTCAAAGTCTTCTCGATCTTGGATGGTTGGGATATGGCTAAGCCTGTTGATGACGATGGCTGCAAAACGACCTTCGAGCAAGACCTCATTGAGGCATTCAATCTTGCTCGTGAACAAACCACCACAGGCTTGGGTTACGAAGGTGCTACCGAGTTGTCTAAAGATCTTCTTACTGAGGTTAAAGGCACTCGATATGTTCGCCAATGGTTCGTTAATCGTTTCCGATATACTAGAACCTGGTTCTCCAAGCTTCGTGTCAACTTTTCGTTCGGCCTGCTCATCCGCATGCCGCTTCTCGTTGTCCTTGCGTTGAGCGCTGCCGGTCTCTTCATGATGACCGTTGTTTTGTTCATCAGATACAAGCGCAGCAAGAAACCATTCAAACGCACACCGAAATCTGAGCGGACTCCTGAAATGCTCAAGGTTTATCTTCCGGCCAAGCAACGTTTCATGACGTTGTGGTTCTGGACTCGATGGTGTGTTCGTGCGTTGTCTGGCATTGTGATTGTTGTGTGCATGATTTTTGGCGTTTCACGCTTATTACGTGCCATCTTCACTGCCATCGCAGTTGGCCTTTGGGAACTTACTCGATACGGCCAATGGGCGTCTGCAACGCTTGCTGATGGTTTTCCCCGGGCAGTTACTCATACTGACCTGCTTGCTGTTGCCGCAGATACCGATGAAATTCAGACAGAAGGTGCTGAACGCCGCCTCACTCTTGCTGATTACCAACAAGTGCTCGGCCCTGACTACAATCCTCCTGACTTCTACGCTCGCGGCCCTATGCAGCGACTAGCCGACATAAAGGCTTGGATGGCTAAAACCAATGCCGATTGGTCAGCTGTTAACCCGTTGTTTAAGAAGTCCGCACATCAGATTGTGGCTCAAGGTCATCGTAGTGCTAAGAAAGGCAATGGTGGCAAGCGCAAATGGACCAATTTGTTGCGCAACCATAAGTTCATCAACTCCGGTGGTGATGACTGGGAAAATGAGAACGACAACTGGCTTGACAGCATCGAGCTCGATCGTGATCTCCAACGCGAGCTTGACAAATTGTGGGATGCTGGTGTTGATGAGTCTGTGATTCTTTCTCGTGCGTACAATGATAATTTGCGTGATGCAATGATGCGCGCCCGTGATCATGGTGAAACAGGCCGTGACACTTTCCTCGACACTTCACGAATGCTCATTGGCCGCAGTGGTGGCCGTGATGTTTTCTTCGATTTGAACCGTGAAAACCCCAAAAATTTCATGGATAATGTCGTGTCGATGGCAAAGAGCTGCCGTCTTAGTGATGGTTGGCTCGATGATTTCAAGCGTGCCGCACGTGATGATCGCGGTGTTGAAGGCGCTGTCTCAACCCAGAAGCGTTTTGTTGGCTCAATTCACACCCAGAAGCGCTCTAAACAACCTGTCGCTGGCAAGCCTCTCACAATCGGTGAAGCTGATGCTGCTGCCATGCAACGTCTTATCAAGCAATGGAACGATTTATATGCCAAAATGAAAGTCACTCATCCCGTTTGGTTCAAGCGCCACTCAAAGTGGAAGTTACCTCTGGATGCCGCTGCCATTTCTCATGGTTTGCGGATTATGCGCACTTCAGCGCGTATGGATGACTGGATTGACTGTGACAAATGCAAGGTGATTCACAGCCCGAATGGCTGCGTTCAAGCACAAGATGCCACTGCATTGCAGGGTTCCATTGACTATGATACACCAACACCATATGACTTTGACATCATGCGCCAGACTGAGGAGCATTATCTCGAACAGGTCAAGAAGCTTCATGCAGCAACAATCAAGAATCAGCCGTGCACTTTCTTCGAGTGTGCATCCACTGACTTGAAACCATTGTTCCCCGAAAGCATGGATGTTCCCTGTCTTCATCAGGCAATTCTCCGTCGTGAAGATGGTTCTGTTGTAGGCCAGGCTTTTGGTGTTGGCAATAAGTTGATTTTGATGCGTCATTTTTTCCCTCCTGGCGAAGGACCTTTCCGTATGCAGCTTCAGGTTCCGTCTCTTGGTCAAACTTTTGTTCTTGATTTTGATATGCCAAAGAAGTGGATTGGTTTGTCTGACATTTGTTGGTACAATTTGCCTCCCCAGGTGCATTTCCCGAACTGGACTGTTGCCGTCAGCACTATTGCTCCAAGCAGTGACACACCTGACACTGTTATGCGTGTCGGTTTGACCCATGATGACAGCGGACGCGTCAGTGTTTCTGTTGGTCAAGTCTTGAGCGTGAGTGAACCCCTTGTTCACGTGAGCTACGACTCTATGGGCGGTGACTGCATGTCTGCTGTTTTCGTTCTTCGCGGCGGTCAGCTCCAGCTTGATGGCTTTCATGAGTTTGGCAACACGTCTCCCAAGTCAAATGCCTATGTTCGCATTCCGCGTGACATCAAGGCGATCTTGAATGGTGCCGGCACCAAGTGCCGTTTGTTGCAGACAAAAAACTAAGTAGCCACAGCTGGGCAGCAGCAGTTGCTGCTCAGCCTTTACATGTACAAAAGATTTTTACTGTAAATAAGACTTTTGGCTCTTCCCTCACCCATTCATACTTGACACAGTATAACGGTACTGGTGACTATCGTGCTGGGCATTTTGTTGATCCTGACGCATTCTGTCATGCAACTACTTTTAAGCTCAACACTAGCACAAAACCTTCTCGTCATCGTGACGAGCACTTTTTCCGATACGCAGTTGACCATGATTTACCAGTTGATTACGAAAAACTCGGATATCGGCTGTCTGAATATTCTGAAGACGGCATTTTGCGGAGCGTGTTTAAATACGCCCGGCCCCAACCTAAGCAGGTTAATGAAGAAGCATTTGAGCTCGCTGGCGCCGGTGTGTACACGCATTTTCTTCCGTATCTTCGTGATTGTCAAGTTCGCGATTTTGACTTTTGCTTTGAGCGTACTGATCGCAATAAAAGCGCTGGTTTTCCACTTAACACCATGTTTGAAAACAAGGGGCATGTTATGGAACAGGAATGGTATCGAACTCACCTTGATGAGTTCAGTCTACGATATGAAACTGAGTCCGCCCCTCCAATCTTTTGGAATGTGTGTTTCAAGGAAGAAATCAAAGTCAATGAGAAAGCCCTCTCTAAGCCGCGCACTTTTGTGTGCGGTGAAATTAGGCACTACCACGAGACAATGAAGTGGTGCGATGACTTCAACCAAAAGTTCTATAACTCACATCTTCGCACTATGTCTTTTGTTGGTCAGTCTCTGTTTGAAGGTGGTTGGCATGAAATGATTATTAAACTCAAACAGAATTGTGACGGTCGAAACGGCTTCGAAAACGATGAAAGCTCGTATGACGCGTCCCTCTTTGCACGGTTTTTGTGGTTCATGAAATCTTTCCGTGAATCTTGCCTGCACATCAGCCTGCGAACGCGCGGCGCTGCAGCCTTGTACAACATCTACCGGAACATGATCAATACTTTTTTGGTCATGCCATTTGGTGATGTCTTTGTAAAAGTTACAGGTGGACCATCTGGTTCATTCAATACCATTGTTGACAACACAATTTTGTTGCTGTTTCTTTTTCTGTACGTTTGGTATCGCTGCGCTCCGGCCAAAGTTCGCAATTATGACGGTTTTTCCACACATGTCGTAATCTTCGGCAATGGTGATGACAATCTCTTTAGTGTTTCAGACGAGGCACTTCCCTTTTTCAACAATCTTGCAATTCGAATGCATGCAAAGGAGCTCGGTATTGAGTGTGAAAGTCCTTGTGACACACCTCGCCCTGTCCAGGATTGTTCTTTTTTGTCAATGAACACCGTTTTTGATGAGCAGTTCCGCATGTTCTTTCCCGTGCCTGAGACCAAGAAAGTGCTCGCATGCCTTCTCTATAAGGCAAAGTCTGATGACGTTCTCGACACTTTCCAACGTGCGTTGTCTTTGTACCATTCTTCTTATTACAATCTTGAGTTGCGCGACATTCTGCGCTCTTTCCTAGATGTGTTGCGTGTGCGCTTTGCTAATCGCACAGATCGCCGATGGATTGATTTACGAAACTCAGATGTTGAACCATGTGTTATTATCGCGCGATACACATGTGTACAAGCGGTTGGCCGGAACGAAATTACCGCTTTAAAAGAAGATGGCGAAACAACAGCGCAAGTCTGTGAAGACAACTCGAACAACAACAACCAAACGACAAGGCCAGAAGAAGGCTTTAAAAGAGGTGGCCGGCGGGAAGCCGGCGCACTCAAGAAGTCGGTTGTCGTTCGTGTTGATGGCCCGCGACCTGCTGGCCCCGAAAAGAACCGCATCACAATGCATCCTCCCGGCTCTATCGGCCACATTCGTGCCGCAGTCGGAGCCCTTTCGCGACGCAAGTATGCCAATGCTCACCTTGGCAATGGCCGCTACATCTTTGAGAAAATGCACGAGTACACAGACACTCGCCGCACCCACTGCTTTTATCAGAGCAAGTACATCCTTGGAGGAGTCGGTTTCAACTCACTTCAGGGTTCCAACCCCGAGGCCGTCAGCATTCCAGTTGGCGCACGCTGGGCTACTTCAGCCAGCGTTAACGGGCAATACTTGTTTATGATGCAGTTGCACCCCGGTAATGATCCACGTGCAATCAACGAAGGTAAGAACTGGGCCCTTGCTCGTTTGCGTTCTCTGCATTTCAGGTACATCCCTGTTGCTGGCACAGGCAACACAGGTCGTGTTAACACAGTTGCTGTTTACAGTCGTGAACTCACGTTCCCATCCGCCATGATCAGTCATCTCAATGATGCTACTGGACCACAGTTCAGTTTTGATCAATGGTCAACTGGTGAACAAGCACGTGATGTCAAAGTCTACGGCGCCACGACGCTCGTTTATGAGCCCACCGACCCTTGTGATGATACTTTCATTGATCTTGTGCAGACTGGCCAAAATGTGATCGCTTACGGTTCTGAAGAGCGCACGGACTTTGGTGGTTGGACCTCTCCTGGTCTCAACATCAACCAGTTTGCACCTGCGACCTCGACTCAGTCTCGAGGTTACGTCTTTATGTGTCTTGTTGACGGTGTCACAGGCACGATGCCAGGCCGCATTGGTGACATTGAGATCACCTCAGTCATTGAGTTTGCTGGCCGTGACCCAGTTACTTCAACTGGTGGTCCCGTCACTTCCACTGCTGATTTGCAGAATATGATCAGTCAGTTGTCGTTCGAAGAGCAAGTCAAATTGCTCGCTGACACTGCTCAGACCATGCGTGGTAACACAACCAATGTGCCGCCCGCTGGTGTTTTACCGCCTGACAAAGATGTGGTTGCTCTCCGTCGTGAAGCAATACAACGTTGGGCGTCAGTCTCGCGTCGTCAGCAGCCTCCTGCTGGCCCTGCAGATGATGGCACGATCAAAGTGATTGAGCTTGACGACCCTGATCGTCATGATGCGTATTTTCAATCGGTGGCCGCGCTACGAGCCGGACGGCCAACGCCGCAAGCCCAGGCTCGTGGGATAGACTCGACGACTGTTGAGGCTCCGTCCGCGATTGCTAATTCTCTACTCGAGGCCCCAGGACCTGGCGGCTCGTTTCAGAAGAGTTGGACGCATACTACTTTTGATCTGCAATCTGTCGCTTCTGACTGCTTGCGCATTGGCAACACGCCAGTGTCCGAATTTCCTTTGGGTTTTCCAGCGTTACCCTGTGTCGTGTCCCCTGACGCGCAAGAAAACGTTTCGCAC